AGGAGAATGATCTCTTCGGCTTCTTCGCCTGGCGTACCGGTGCGCATAGAGAATGCACGAGTCGCCATGGTGAAGTCATCGGAGTCCGAGCTGTGGTACAGAGTGGGAACATGAATGTTGTTCACCATGTTCATCGTGAACAGCGTCTTCATCGAGCCAGGGGGACCGGCCACCATGTGGAGGCCGGACCTTCTCAGTGCGATCTTCTTTGCCGCGAAGATGGGCCAAGGATCAGGCAGGGGCTCTCCTGACGAGAGCCCCTGCTTCACTGCCCTGGCCAGCGTGCGCAGGCCGGCCATCGATCTCCTACTTGTTGCGCTTCGCCCGAGCGTGATCCCGCATGTGATCGAGCAGGATGTTTGCCTCATCCTCCCAGGTGCGAGAGCCGAGGTCAAGGTGACCGTACATCAGTTCCAGGCCATGAGCCACGTGAGGGCGAAGACCCTCACGGAAACCCTCACGAACAGCCACCCGGAGCTTTTCCTTGAAAGTCACGCGTCGATCTCCTCGTCGTTCAGGTATGCCATCGTCATGCGCACGCCGGTCTCAACGCCCTCGTCGTAGGACTCCGAGTGAGTTACGTTGCCAACGTCGGGGCCTGGAGCCCAGGCCTTGACGGCTTCGACCAGTGCATAAACGACGTTCGCGTGCACGTCGTCAGAGAAGTTGCTCACTCCGCCACCTTCACGATCACAGCGTGCTCACGAGCACGACCGCCGTTGAACTGACCCTCCCACTTGGAAGCGATGACAGCCCCCACGGGGAGCTCATCGATACCCAGCTCACCGAGCGCACCGCCCAGCTTCCAGAGCAGGTCGTTCGCAAAGGACTGACGGACCTTCTCGCCGGCCTTGGCCTGGCGATTACGCCCGTCCTCGCCCTTCACGATACCGCCATCGTGGTTCAGCTCCAGCGTGACGTTGAGCTGCGGAACCTCGTTGCCGTTCTTGTCCTTGGCGGCGGACTTGGTGGTAGGGTCGTATGCCTTGGTGACGTACGTCTCCAGCACCACGCCCTGGATGACATCGCCCTGCACTTCGAACTTGACGAACGGGGGGAGCGGCTCACGCTCCCCCGAGGAAGAGGCAGCGCCACGGCTCTTGAGCTGCTCGAACAGTTCCTTCTGGGTGGTCATCTTTTTCCCTTATGATTTGTCTAGGTTTGTGAGGATTAGCCGAACAGGTTGTCGAACTTGGGCTTCTGCTGCCACGGCTTCTCGGCCGTGGCTTCGAGCTTGTTCTCCCAGGGAGCTTCGGAGTGCTTGGTGAAAGTCATACCCGCAACCTCCACCGTGCCACCAACCTTGTGCTCCGTCTTCTCTTCCGCCACCTTAGTGGCGGGGAGCTTCTCCGTCAAGACTTCGACCGCAGCCTTGTGAATATTCGCTTCCTGCTTCTCGGTGACAGGCTCGTTGGCAACCTTCTCCTGCTCCAGCAGGAATCGCATGTTCCAATCCCAGTGGAGTCGAGCCACCTCCTCCGGGGTGATGTCGTCCGACACGGGGATCTTGATGTCGGCATTGGTGTAGCCGATGAGCTGCGATGCCATCTTCAGCGTGAGCTCAGCCATAGTACGTACCCTCCCAGACCTTCAGCTTCTCACCGGAGTCTGTCTCCACCAGATACAGCGAATCAATCTTCTCGTCGAAGTCGTCTTCGTGAAGCGTGCTCTCCACTTCAAACGTGAACTTCAGACCACACCACTGATCCAACACTTCGGAGAGATCAGCAGCCTTACGAATGAATGCCGGCTTCATCAGACCTCGGTCTCCCAGATCAGATCACCGTTCACGGTAGCGTGATCAGTGTAGTCGTTCCGGTTCATGAAGAAGTGGTCAGCGTCGAACAGTATCGCGCCATAAGCGTCTACCTCGACTTCGTACTCAAGATTGAACTGGTAACCATCGGCCTCCGCTCGACGGAGGAGATCTTCCAGCTCGTCACGATACTGCTTGGCACTCATCCGATTTCCCAAAAGTTTCGGTCCACATCGGCCTGCTCGCACTTCGCCTCGTCGTAGAAATTGAGAATCTCATTGCCGCTGGCATCGTCGATGTAGAGAAAAACACCCTCGCCTCGAGCGTCCTGGATCAGACTTTCCAGGAGGTCTCGCCAATGCTCAGCTCTGCTCATCAGTATGAACACCCATCTGTACTTGAATGATCGTAGTACACCGCCCTCTCGGGGCGGTGAGGGAACTGCTTGGCAAGACAGTTGTCCTGCATCACGCAGAAGCTGCAACCGAATGCCACATTGGCCTTGTAGATCTGCTTCTTCATGCCATCGTACGCGGCTTGGAAGCGCTTGCCAATAGCCTCGGGTGTTACGTGAGAGAGATCCCTCAGCCGGCCGCGAGCCGTCTTCGGCTCGCCTTCGGGATGGAGCATACCCCACCAGCCCTTGAAGTCAGCGGCTCGATAGGTTTCATTACTGCCGACCATTAGGCCGGCCTTGTAGACTTCGAGTTGGAAGATGCTCTTCGGAGCTTTCTTACCGGACTTCCAGTCCACTTCGAGTGGACCGTGCTTCTTGTGTTCACCGACGATATCGATGTACATCTTCACCGGGACTTGAAGTCCCGGCAGTTCGCAGGAAGCATCGTACTCGACTTCCCAGACATCCATATCTTTCAGGAACTTCACTGCGTTGTCAACACACAGTCGACCCAGGTCGACTGCTGCCTGACCTTGCACGATGTTCTCTCCGGTGCCGGCATGAAGCCATTCGCGATGGTTCGGATCGATCTCCATCTGCTTAGCGATCAGCGGATAGAAGATCTCCTTGAACTCCGGAATGTCGCCGGTCTGAAGGTAAGATTCGATCGAAGTATGAACCGCTGTACCCATCGGAAAGAACAGCTAGAACCATGTCTGCCTGGGCTCGGCTTTGCGAGCGTACGATAGATACCAAGATCGCGGACACTCTTCATAGCGAGAGACCGCGCTGTAACTCAAGTACTTAGGAAGGAACATGGTGATTACCTCCCTCCTTGTTGCGGAGTGTTTCACTCCGAAGTCGATGTTGTCAAAGTTCCTCGCCCTACTGGTCAGTAACATATGGTCTATATGGTGGAGAGAGCGCCCCCGAAGGGGCGCCTCTCGTCGTTGGCTTTACAGTCTGAACCGCCGGGGACGCCATGCCCTAGCCTCGCGAACAGAAGGTCAACGGTTGCCAAGCCGCCCTATTCCACACCCACATCTACTATGGCAGGTAGACCGGGATCACCGGTAAGCCGGGGTTCGACGCCCGTGCATTTCTGTGTGGACCTGCGTCCCGAGTATCGGATTCGAACCGACGACCGTCCGCTCGACAGGCGGGCGCTCTAACCGCTGAGCTAACTCGGGTTGTACTGCGCGTCGCGAGGGGGATTCGAACCCGCTCATCCGCCACCCTCTAGGGATGGTAGCTCTACCGTTGGCTTACCGCGACTACTCGAAGTGCACTTCGATACCATCTTGCGTTACGGGGTGCAAGCCCCCAGGCTCCCTTACGGGGAGCCCGCGTCACGGACGGGATTCGAACCCGCAAACGCCGGAGGATTGGCCGACAGCTTTGCCAGTTAGCTTACCGTGACAGTCAGGCCGGCTTGCGGCCGGCCTGACAAGAAGAAGACTACAGGGTCAATCAGGCCTTGTCAACGTAAATACCGTCCTGGCGCTTGGCCGCGTGAGTCTTCGCCTGCTTACGCATGGCGTCGCACACCTTGCACCACCTTCGATCCGTACCCTGACCCCATACAGGCTCGTGCCCCTTGGTGTCGAGGTGCCGCTTGTCCCAGTCGATCCCGTTGTTGGATCGAGAGAGATTCTCGTTCAGCGGTACGCCGGCCTTGCGGTTCTCCTTGAACTTCCGATTGGTCTCTCGCCGGCAAGCCTTGCAGGCGAGCTTACCGCTATACACGGCAGGTTCGAAGGGGTGATCCATCAGTCCGCGAAGATGCTTCTCTTCGATACCGACCCGCTCGATCGACACGACTCCGTACTTGCGGAGCCTGTCACAAGTCCGGCAGCGATAACCTCCGTCGCCTTCGCGACGCCAATCACCCTTGTGCCCACGAGTGCAGATCCGATTCGCGAGAGCATCCGGAGAGTGCTTCTTCGGACGTCCGCTCATAACGAGCGAGTATCCATCCGGGAGGTTGCCTCCATATACGGAGAAGGTGGATCCGGGGGCGAGAAGCGTGTCACCGTTGTAGCGACGCTTCTGCCCCTCTTGGGTGCACTCCTTGACGACCGGGCACCCGGCGCAGATCTTCCGAGCCTTCTCGAAGTTCGAAATCTCCAGCTTCTTGACCTCGTGGGCAGTCATGTTGCCCGTACCGGGATCACCGACCGAGAGTCGGTGAAACAGATTCGGATCTTCGGTACGACAAGCGGCTTGATCGACCCAGGAATCCTGGTGCTGTGTCTCGAAGCCGTAGCCGGAGTGTCTGGTCGTTCCGAACAGCGTCACTTCTTCACCTCCGACCACTCGATGAGCAGGATGTTCTTGACCTGAAAGGCCTTGCGAGTCTCGTAATCCATGATCAAGGCGTTGTCCGTCTTCCTTGAGATGGCGGAGAGGTGATCGTTCAGCTGCTGAAGTGTCCCTCTGACCAACATGGGGACCCGCTGATTGCCGTGCTTTCCCATTGAGATTGTGTAGACAACGTTCCAAATCATGTAGCTCAACCCCTATGTGTTACACTCGTATCATGAAAACGACCTTGGTGATTCCCGATATTCAGCATCCGTACGAGGACCGTTTGATGATGTCTAAGATCATCAAGGTTGCTCAGGACATACAGCCCGACGCTATCGTGCAGATCGGCGATGCCATCGACTTCCCCGAGATGTCCAAGTGGAGCAAGGGCAAGAAGATGGAGTATGCCGGCAAGCTACAAGAGGACATCGATGGTTTCAAGGCTCTGCTGACGCAGATTCGGGAGATCGCACCATCGGCTGATCTTATATGGCTCGAAGGTAATCACGATCTTCGCCTCCAGCAGTACGTTCGCACCTATGCCGCACCGCTCAGTACTTTGCGGGCACTTGAAATCAAGAACCTGTTCGGACTCGATCAGCTTGGCGTGCAGTACCTCAAGGGCCCAGTCCACATCGGAACCAACACCTACGCAGTGCACGGTCATGAGAGCGGCGGGTACGCCGCCTCCAGCGCCGCCTGGGAACTCAAATTCATCAAGCGCTACGGCAGTGATAAGAACATCGTGTTCGGCCATACTCACCAGCCCTTCCTTTCTACTCGTGCTATCGGGTTCCACGGGAACGTGAAGCCTCGGTTCGTTATGAACGTCGGATCCGTGATGGATCCGACCAACGCTCACTACGTCGAAGATGGCGCTGTGAGCTGGACGATGTCCTTCGGAATCATACGGGACGATGGCAAGCGCGTCTATCCCGAACTCATCCTCGCCACTGACCGTGGCTTCTTTCTCAACGGAGTCAAGTACTGATGATCACCTGTTACGGAGAGTGTACTCACCCGGCGGTCTACTTCATCGAAGGCAGGAAGTTCTGCACCGAATGCGGACAGGAGTGCTGATGAATACTCACCACAACCACGATCGCCGGCGGGGCCAGAACCTCAAGATACTCGGTTCCGATGTGACTGTCTATATTTGCTTCGACTGTCGTGAGCAGGGCCTGACAAAGCAGGACATCTCCCACTGGGCGACGTTCACCAAGGCTGATTACGATCGGCATTCCGCTTGGGCGGATGCCGAGTGGCACGCTCTCACCAACAAGGAGTCAGAATGACCCTCGATTATGAGGCCACACTCCGCCCTATGGTCAAGACCGTGGCCAAGCAAGTGTCCTACAAGTTTCCTCGAAACGTCCTCACCGAAGACATCGAGCAGGACCTGTGGCTTTGGGCGTACCGCAACAAGAAGTCTGTGACCAAGAAGATCCAGACCCAGCCTGAGGGCTGGATCGAGCAGATCGCATCGACCATGCGCAAGCAAGCCTTCGGCTTCGGGTCCGATGAGGTCAAGTCCATCGAGGGTACATACGGTGAGGACAATCATCGCTACTCGCTCAACGAGATTCGCGCCCTGATGCCCGACATCTTCGACCACGAGGACTGGCAGTCCTTCGGATCCTTCGGCGACGGACAGCCCCGAGCGCGAGCTCAGGCCAACACCACAGGTGATCGTATCGCCTCGCTCATCGATGTCAAGGCCAGGTTGACCGATCTCAAGGACGAGCACTACAACGTGCTCGTCTGGCGGTACAAGTACAGCTACAGCAACGCGGATATCGCAGTCGAGTATGACAGCTCCGAGGACGCGGCCAGGAAGCGCGTAGAACGCGCTCTGAAGGCTCTTCAGAAGCTTCTGGGGTACAACCCTCAGCAGGAGTTCACCGGGCGCCGTAGCGTCCGTTCAAACGCTGCCTGGAGGGCAGCGAGTGAGAACTACTACCAGGAAGGATGACAGTGAAGGACTGGACACCCGAAGAGCGGGAGCTCTTCGAGCAGAGTCGCAGGCTCAAGGAAAAGGCCCGAGGGCTCGTTTCCAAGCGTAAGGCCGCCGAAGAGCAGAACCGTCGCCACCTGGCCTACATGGCCAAGATGCGAGCAGAGGAAGAGGCCAAGGATCGCACCGCCAAAGCGGCCGAAGCTGCACGCATCTCCAAGCTCGACCGGGACAACCGCGTACGCCGTGCGGTACTCGCCATGGCCGCAGCAGTCAAGGCCGAAGGCTTCGCCTTCAACGGCCCCCGTATCCACGAATCCTCCATTCCGGGGTTTTGGTTGATAGAGACTCGGGACACAGGTCCGAGGAACGCATTCCCTGTCAACGTGACCAGGGACGGCTTCCAGTGGAACTGACCTGAAAGCCACAGCAAGGGCCGGCCCTTTCGGGGGCCGGCCTTCACTATTCCTGACCAGAATACTCCCTGATGAGCCGAGCGTGATCACTCATCAGCTTGGCGTGCAGGCTTTCGAGCTGGGTGTACTTCATGTTCAGCTTCTGGAGAGCGAACCATTCGCCGATGGCGATGGTTCCCACCGCCCACAGTAAGACTGCTCCGGAGATCTCCCAGTACATCTCAGACCTCCCGGAAGTTCTCAAAGCTTTCCAGAACCATGAGTTGAGTCTCGGCCCCTTCGGTGCGTACAGCAATGGCGTACTTCTTGCCATCCAGTTCACGCACTTCGGTCACCTCGTAGCGCAAACGCGCCAACGGGCTGTAGGCGGGTCCGTAGGTCTTGCCCACCTTGAAGAACGGTTGAATCAGTTCGTGGTCTTCGAGGAATACACCCCTCTGAGGACTGGTGAAGGTGAGCATTCCGTCCGTCCACACGTTCTCGATGGTTACGTGCTCCATGCCGTCACTGTCCCTGAAGACAGCGCGGACGATGGCCCTCTTCAGGGTGACATAATCGTCACACGACCACTCGGAACCGATTTCGATCTCTGCCATCACACTCTCCCCTTCGGATGCCTGTGACATACCGCATTCCGGAACCCGCAAAGGCACGTGGGGCCGGCCAGGTTGGCCGGATCCGCTCCCCTGATGGTCTGAAACTCCCGCTCCACCACTTCCATCACTTTCGGATGGTCGGGGAAGAACTTCCACGCTTTCGCTGCCGTTTGAAACACCGGAGCCAGCAGGAACCGACCCCGCGAACCACCAGTGGAGCGAAAGGCAAGCTTGCCGCCCTCCGTACGACTCGTTGTGTGCTTCGCCGCGGCCTTGTCCCACGATTCCTGGTCCTCTAGCCTACCCTGGGCCCCGAAGGGCCCCAGGACGACGATTCTGGGCTTCTCAGCGCCATCCACGAGGATCTGACCGACCACGGCAATCTTGAACTTGGAATTCAAGTGCTCTTCGACCACTTCGAGGATGTCCTCCGCCACGTTGGCGATGTGATCCTCTTGGTTGGCATGGTCTTCCAGAATCTTGATGATGGCCTTGATGACAGCCGGCTGTCTCTTGCCCGGCGTCGGATCGGAAACCGCCTCCGGAGAAAAGTCAGGAGTCGTCAACAACGTCTCCCAGCCTCGGAGTGTCCACCACGACGTGATTCGTCTGAATGATCAGCTTGTGGATGTAGTCACCCCTTGCGGCTCCGGAGAGAGCCGCCTCAACAGAGACGTACAGGGTGGGTTCATCCTCCAACACTTCGAGCGGATCCTTCCAGCGGGAACGCATGTAAAAAGTCTTCGCCATGTTGCCTCCCTTATAGGTCTACAGGCCGCACAGGGACAGGGGGAGAGAGTCCGCACCTGTGCGACTTGTAGACCTACAAGGTAGCGCCCGAAGGCGCTACCCGCAAGCCCTACTTACCCGAGTTGATAGCCACGGAGATCACGAACATCACGATCACCAGGACGGCTATCCACTTGACCTTAGGCATGTTCTTTCCCTTTGATCGTCGCTACGGCTCCCCCGGAAGGGGAGCCTTGGCCCTGTCAGTGTTGAGCAGACCAGACAACCTTGACGGAGTCAAGGCTCTCCTGAGTACTCACCAGTAACCACGGCAACTACTTGCATCCTCCGGAGTGAAGGAGGGAAAGGCCGGTAGTTCCTCCGGGGATAACGATTTGGAGTCGTATGCTAGACTACACCTATACAGAGGATGAAGCAGGCAAGCCAGTCTCCACAAGCCGCCCCCCCTGAAGGGGCGGCATGCAGTGGCCAAGATGCTTCAACTTGTACAAGGAGAGTTCAGTAATCGTAACTGATCTCTCCACACTTGGTGCAGAGAGCGTGTTCCAGCTCCTCATCGCCTTCGTTCGCATACTCCCAGACATGCTGACATTCTTCTGTGTCGTCCATCAGCACTTCTCCGTTCGGACCCCCTTACGGGGTCCGATGGTGATGCGATACGCCCAGTCCCCGAGGACGTAACCGCCATCTTCAGGGACGTGTACAGCGTGGTACACCTCCATGTAGTCCTCTTCGGTGGCTGTAGGGAAGTCGACTCGACGATCCATCTCCCAGGCCACGTAAACCCCTTCGGGGTTTTCCCGATAGGTGTTCACGTCGTCGTAGCCCATTACGGTCCGGCGCCTGAAAGACACCATCGCGCTGTACAGGCTCTGCTCTCCGTCCATGAAATCCTGATCCCAGCTTGCGAGCCCAGGACCGTGGTGCGATACGAAGTACTTCATCTTCCTCATATCACTTACCCTTGCTTCCGAGGATGGACAGGCAGGAAAGGCACGTAACCTCAGCCATGCCGATTTGGTAGTAGCCGACAGCGGTTGCCTGTCGGCCACACGAGGTGAGATTCCGGTCTGTGTACATGTACGACCACTCACTCCGGAGAGCGTGAGTCGTTGTACCGCCGGCGAACCCCACTTCGGGAACCAATGCAGTCATGTTCTCTCCCCTTGTAGCTGGTCTGAGCAGACCAACAGAACGTCCGTCCGGAGCACTCCATCCGAAGATGGAGTGCCTTTGCTAGCCGCTTACGCGGCGTTGCCAGACGGACGCTCGATGATGGCTCAGAAGTACTTTTCGATGACCTTGGCGATCTCCTCGAAGGAGGAGCCGCAGTCATTCATGCTGGTGAGCGAGTCCCTTACGCTTCCGCTCACCTCGGAATCGAACACACCCTCTCGGGTCTCCATGCCGGCCCACCTCATGACGGACCTGGGCAGGATGCCAGTACTGCCATCGTCGCGAAGGTCAGGATCGATGGAGTGGAAGCTTGTGGACACGACACTCATCAGTTCGAGATTGATGGCCTTTGAGGTCACGACTCCGGCACTCTCCGCAAGCTCGCAGAGGACACCAAGACAGCAGTGCTTGACTACGCCATCGGCCTGACGCTTGAGGTGGCCTACGCCCTGGATGTAGTCACCGCTGAGCAGTGCATTCACCCAGAGTTCCTTGATTTCAGGATTCATTGTCTCTCCCCTTGTTCTGCACCAGCCCCCTGGAGGGGCTGTGTGCCTCCCTGTACCGTTATTAAGACAGTACAGACGCTCTGAGCCTATAGGCCTATTTACTCGGTCCGTAGCAAAGCTACGTCCCGGCCGCAACGCTTACGCGTTATCGGAGTCGCTCAGACGACTTCACATCGACTACGCCGGCCCGACGCACGGGCCGCTTGTGCTTCAGCGGATCGATCGCATAGGTACACACGACCGATGCGTAACAGCGCTTCAGACGCTGCTTACCGAACTTGACTGTCTGATTCATTAGTGACGCTCCGTTGCGATGGACCACAGACGCTTGTACTCCTTGACCGTGACCTCAAGTTCGAGGTTCCGGAAGAACCTATCGGACAGAAATAGAACCTCGTCCTGAGATGCCCAGTTCGTGAACGATTGCTCACCGAAGCAACCCTCTTCGACCCAATGATCGACAGGAGCTCCGGCGAGACGACAGAACCAGCCTCTGCGGGGGTTGCCGTTCACGTCCTGAGATGCCTTGACGTACGTCACGACCCACATATCAGATGTCCTTTCGGAAGAACACAGTGCCGGCGAACCGACTGTCGGGGTGACGACGCTTGGCGCTCTCATCGTTGTACACGGCCAGTTCCTGCACCATGCCGGCGAGGTGCTGACCACACACGAGCGACTGCACCTCACGGAGCAGACCGTTCACGATGAACCGATAAGGCTTGGAACACTTCTGTCCGTTTGCCTTGATGGCTTCGCACATACTCTCTCCCCTTGTACTCGGCAGTGATGCCGGCACAACCACACCCCGGAGGGTGTGGCTCTGTCTGGTCACTGACTGAGGTAATACACGGCATCCTGGAACGCCCTTGCGATGCGCTGGAGAGCGATGTAGGCCTCTCGGCGCGTTGTTCCGAGGACTCCGTTGAAGTCGGTGCCGGGAACTCCTCGATACTCACCGGTGGATTCGTTCACCCATACGAGCGTGAACGGGACACCGTTGCGCTTGGAACCCTCGCGATACTCGATGCGATGACCGTAAGGAGGCTGGATGTCCAGCAACTCCGCAGCCTTGACGTACCAACTGAGTGCGGCATTGATGTCGGCCATCGTGGTGCGCTTCATGCTCTCTCCCCTTGTTCAGTCGGCCCCCGGAAGGGGCCGGCCACCCTCACCCGTTATGCAGACAGGTGAGACGCTCTGAGCCTAAGGCACTATTTAGCGTCCCTCAGAGGACGTGTTACTTGTCTGCGTGGATCAGAGCCCACTTACCACCGGTGACCTCCGCCCAGCAGACGTGCATGTCGAGAGTCTTGTCGTAGATGACCGACGTGTTCTCGCAGCTTGTCACCTCACAGGCACCGATGAACCACTGGGTGGGGGTGACGTGATCCAGCATGCCGTTGTTCTTCACTTCGACTCCTGAGCGTTGATGCGGTTGGTGATTTCGATCTTCCATGCGTCGGTGAGCAGCTCCCAGTTGCGGGAGTTCCCCATCTTCCAGTCCAGCATGAAGCCGAGCGTATATTCATTGGGCCAACCGGATTCACCGATGTGCATCTCTTCCACACCGAAGAAGTAGGCACTTTCCTTGTAATCAAGGTCAACGTCCTTGAACAGTTGCCCGATCACGCAGTCACTACCGTCACCCATGTTGAGCTTGTCGAGATCGATGAGGTTGAACCATCCGGGCTTCTCCTCATCGAGGAAGCTCGCACCACGCTTGACGCGGTCCGCGAAGAACTCGGTAGTGATGCTCATGTTGTCTCTCCCCTTGTGGCTTGTGACTAGGCACCGAGTACGTACGAGACGCACCCAGTGGACTGCTCACACCTGGCGGTGTGAGAGCCTGGAGAGGAGGATTAGACCCGAAGGCCCGGATTCAGCCGTTGCCGGCCTACTCGCGAATGACAGTCCGCACATACCGCGTCTATTCTGCACAACCCTGTCAGGTTGACCGTGCAGCCGCTTTGTCCTCTCTCTCCCAAGGGAAGGGAAAGAAGGATCATCACCCTGCCGGCCCGTCACCCGTTATAGGTGGTGTTGGCCTGTCAGCAGCCCCACAAGGGCTGCCTTGTTGTCATCGGGATGATGATCAGCACACTGTTGAGTTCTCAAGGAACGAACGCTGCCTTGGTCGAGTGGTTCCAGCCTAAGGCCGGCTCGCTTCCGGGCTACCCACTGTCGTGTGAGTCGACGTGTAGCAATGTTCTTACTGATGTGCATTTTGACTGTTGGGTTATCAGCCGGCTCTTCAGCCGGTTGTGAGGTCTGCGTGAGCCCCTCGTTCTTGCTGGGCTTAAGCTTGCCGGCCTCTTTCGAGTCTGTCAAGCCTTGGTGGAGCTTGTTGGGGCCTTAAAGGCCCCTGTGCGCCTGTCTGAGCCACTTTCACCATCGTTTGGCCCTAGGGGCTGTCCTGGCTACTGAGGCTCTTAGAGGAGCTTGTGTGGCTTCAGGCTCTCAGGGTAGATGAACCCTGTCAAGCCGTCAGGTGAAGATTTCTCACCACCCCCGCCGGCCCTTTCGGGGCCGAACGGGACGCTCTGAGCTTAAGGTCTGTTTACGCGGTCCGTAGCAAAGCTACGTCCCGGCCGCAACGCTTACGCGTTATCGGGCGTCGCTCAGACGACGTGAAACTGATCAGCGCCACTCATTCTCGAAGACTTCGATCACCTTGTGCAGGTAGCCGTCGAGCGCCGAATGAACCTCGATCCAATCGCGGTCTGCACCGCTGATCACGAGGTAGGTGAGCCGGCCATCGGAGTGGACGACCGTGCGCTGCGGAGTGCTGTTCATCGCTGCTCCCTGTGTAGTTGTGCGCTTGGGGCGTAGCCCCTGCGCTTTGCGGTGAAGCTTCCGCTTCACTCGTTTGTCGCCGTGTTCTGCGATGACCTCAGACTGACAGCTCCGGAGTGGGGGTGCAAGGGTTTTCTGTACCAAGTTCTGTAGCAAGTTGTTGGGTCGACTGTTGCGTAGGAGGAACACGCGTGTGCACGCGAGAGCCGGCTGTGGGGATGTAAGGGTTGGAGTAGGGTGAGAGTCCTTACTTTACCTCTAAATAGTTCACATCCTCAACTATTAGGCAGCCTAACTAGTGCAGATGCCAACGATACACGTGGATATCCTTGCACATGCCATGCGTATCACTGTGTATCCTTGTACATACCATGCATACACATGCCGGCCCATGCATACTGATGCATGCATGCCACACCTACACACACATGAGCTGTGCTGTGCTCAGATGAGCGGCTGTACCAGTGTGTGCAGGCATGTGCGGAGATGTCCAACTCTGTGCCGAGCTGTGCATGAATGTGTACCCGGGGATGCTTAATTCGCGTCGAGTGTGAGTGTGTGAGTCCCTCCCCACAACTATCATACATTGTGTGATCCATGTCACACTACTGCACACACTGCGTAGCGACATCAGGCTTGGACGTCACTCTCCGTACCTTTAAGGTAAAGGTTTGGTAAAGTTTTCCAAGATGTGTCCGCCAAGTTGTCCGGGTGCTGTATATAAAGGATGAGACACTGTACAGAGAGTACAGAGACTGCAAGTGGTACAGACAAGCTCCCTTAGGAGCTTGTCCTTGTACAAGCCTGTACAGGATGTACAGACACTGTACAGACACTGTACAGACATGAGGATGAGCCCCTTGAGGGGGCTCTCCTCTCCTGTTGTATTCCTTTAGACATTACTGATACCGGGATCCCTTCCGGTGCAATCCCACGGCCCTAACGGCCGTGGGAGTTATACAGCGCTGTACATATCTGTACAGGGGGAAGGAGAGCGCATGGCAACCATGTACCGATCGGAAGACGGAGCTCTCCACACCACCGAAGCGAAGGCGCTCAAGAAGCGCGCTGCTCCTCGTACGCAGCGAGATCAGAAGGCGCACAAGCAGACGATCCTCAACTACCTGAAGAAGGGCCTGACCATCAAGCAGGCCTGCCAGGATTTGAAGATCAACGAAGACATGTACAAGTACATGCGCCAGTCCGACCCCGCCTTCAGGGCGGCGGTCGAGCAGCTCCGAATGATTGACATCTCCGGAGAGAAGGCAGAGCAGAACCGACAGAACATTGCCGCGTTCCCCGAGTGGTGTGAGGAGTACCTCGATACCAAGCTGTTCGATCATCATCTCCAGTGGTACGACCTGCTCGAACGCAGAGAACCACGGAACCTTCACCCGGCTCAGCAGTACATCAAGGGTGACCCCGACTTTCTGATGGTCAACACTCCTCCGGAGCATGCGAAGACCACGACGATCACCGTCAACTACGTGACGTACCGGATCTGCCAGGACCCGAACATCCGCGTCATCCTGGTCTCGAACAACGAGACCCTGGCGAAGCGATTCCTCCAGGGCATCAAAGACCGACTGGCTTCTCAGAACCGCAACTACCAGAAGCTTCAGATCGACTTCGGGCCGGAAGGCGGCTTTGACGCCGACTCGGCCTCTTGGTCAGCTACACAGATCTACGTCAGCTCCCAGAGTCGAGACTCCGGTGAGCCCACACCAACCGTGCAGGCCATCGGTATCGGAGGATCGATCTATGGTAACCGAGCAGACCTCATCATCCTCGACGACTGCATCATCAACAAGAACGCCCACGAGTACGAGAAGCAAATGCACTGGCTTCAGACTGAAGTGTATTCTCGCCTCGCAGACCCCGGCGGGCAGATCCTTCTTGTTGGCACTCGGCTCGCTCCTGTAGATCTGTACGGCGAGATCATGAAGCCCGAGTACTACGGCGATGAGGATCCTCCGTGGACGTACCTCACTCAGCCGGCTGTACTCGAATTCGATGAAGATCCTCGTAAGTGGGTTACGCTCTGGCCGAAATCCAATCGTCCGCCCGTATCGGCAAAAGGTCGTAGTGAGACCTCTGCCGACGAAGACGGTTTGTGGGACATGTGGACCGGCCTGAAGCTCGCCAAGAAGCGGCGGGCCCTGAGCCCGCGCGCCTGGGCACTGACCTACATGCAAGAGCAGTTCAGTCAGGACTCCATCTTCCATACGAAGAAGGTCAACGCGTGTGTAGATGGCATGCGTCCGGACGGGCCCATGAGGCCCGGCCAGCCTCCACACATGGGGCATCGAGAGAACGGCATGGCAGGAACGTACGTCATTGGCGGATTTGACCCTGCGATGAGCGGCAACTCCGCCTCGGTGGTCATGGCGGTAGATCGTCAAACTGGCGTGCGCTGGATCGTCGACGTCTGGACGAAGGGCTCTCTCAAGCCCGAAGACATCTTCAACAAGATCAAAGAGCTGACCATCGCGTACAACATCAATGAGTGGCGTATCGAGAAGAACGCTATGAACATGATGGTCACCCAGGATCGAGACATCAATCAGTTCCTGCGTTCCCGAGGAACGCTCCTGAGGGAGCACTTCACTGGATCGAACAAGTGGGATGCGGACTTCGGTGTTGCCTCTATGTCCGGACTCTTCGAGGGTGCCGATCGAGGCAACCACCTCATTCGCCTTCCTCGTAAGAACTCCGAAGGCGTCAAGGCCCTCATCGAGCAACTCACCACCTGGGAGCCCACCGCTCCGGGACAGCGGACCAAGCGCAAGACGGACTGCGTCATGGCGTTGTGGTTCGCGGAGATCGCAGCCCGGGACGTCCTTGAGACGTCCGGGGGTACCTCTCTGGAGATAAGGAACCCCTACCGCTCGGCTCGTGATGAGGCGAAGCGTATGACGATCGACCTCAACTTCTACGAGCAGGGAGGCTTCTGATGAAGTTCATCAGTCGCAGCGATATGGGCTGGCCGGCAACGGCGGCTCGGGTTCAGCCCGAGAAGCCCCAAGGCGTGAAGGTTCACTACGAGGGTGATGAAGTTCCAGCGATGGACCACTCTCGGTGCGTTCGTCATTGGACGGACATCCGAAACTCGCACCTCGCAAACAAGGAGGAGAACTACTCCGATGTCGCTTATAACCTTGCGGTGTGTCAGCACGGCTATATTCTGGAGGGCCGTGGCGCTGGACACCAGACCGGCGCCAATGGCAATCAGAGCCTTAACCGCACGCATTATGCAGTCGTCGTCCTCATCGGAGGAGCGACGAAGCCAAGTGCCGCTGCTGTTGAAGCTCTGAAGGAGGCGATCCTCTATCTCCGTCAGCGAGGCGCGGGTAACGAGATCAAGGGGCACAAGGATGGCTACGCCACGTCGTGCCCCGGCGGACCTCTTTACAGCCTCGTACAGTCAGGGGCTCTTGAGCCCAACACCGTTCCGGAAGAGGACGAAGATATGGCATTCACGCAGGAAGTGTTCGATCTCTGGAACGGCATGATCTGGGGCCTGAAGAACGACTCCGAGTTCAGTCGGGCCGAGCAGGTCAAGCAGACCAAGATTCTTGAGGCCATCGCTCGGAAGCTTGGCGTCGAAGAGTAATCCAGGGAGGCATCATGGCACGCACACTCGAAAACATCCATGCGACTGTCGAGTCCCTGCGCCGTGCCTCCGCTGAGCGCGATCAGCGTTATCACAACGTACACGACATCCGCTCAGGGGATATCGACTCGGTCATCCCCGGGTCGATGCCAGACGCCTGGCCGAAGCCGATCGTTGCCAACCTGATCGACACGTCAGCGCGAGACACCGCAGAAGTGATGGGCACCATGCCGAGCATCAACTGCTCGGCAGGATCGATGTCCACCGACAAGGCGAAGAAGTTCAGCTCCAAGAAGACCAAGATTGCCAACTACTACGTACAGTGCGCCGGCCTCGGGGCCGGACGCCAGGTGACCGCTGCCGACTACTACAACACGTACGGCATGGTCATCTACTCGATCGAGCCGGACTTCGAAAACGAGCGCCCGCACATCAGGGTCGAGAATCCGATGGGCGTGTATCCGGAGTTCGATCTCTTCGGTCAGCTCAAGTCGTACACCAAGGTGTGGCGAGAGCAGGCTATCCACCTGGCGGCGAAGTTCCCTCACCTGCTGCGCATGCTCCAGTCCAACGAGACCGGTGGCGAGCGTATGGGTTGGGCGGAGCGGGAGATCGAGGTCGTGAAGTACTGCGATGCTCAGCGCATCGTGATGTACCTCCCGCATCTCGGCAACCAGCTCGTGCACCAGATGGACAACCCGATGGACAAGGTCTACGTGTCCATCGGCACTT